ATCCATTAGTGGTATCAATAGGGTATGAATCTTGTCCTTCATACCAAACATCAGGTAAAGCTTCAGATGGCTCTGTTTCAAATGCTAGAATGGTGTTAGCTCTGAATATTTCAAATGTAGCTCTTATCTTAGCATCACCTCCGCTACCCGCACAAGACTGAGTACCTGATATTAAAAATTTAATCTCATTATTAGAAGCCTTATACCATTGATATCTATTTGTACTAAAAGATGCCGCATTTTTAAAGGCATCTATATCTGCTTGCGTAGTAGCAAGGTTTGAATCGTAAAAATTATTTATACTTGAAGGGTCTTTATCTCCTGTATCTATAAGGTCTCCTATATTCTCTCCATTCCACCAATCAATAATATTATCATAAGCGACAGGTGAAATAAACTCTTTTTCAAAAGTGTAGCTTCTACGCTCACATCCTCCAATCCCAAGAAAAGCTGTTTGCTTATTTCTGTATAGGTCAAGATTTATTCTAATCTTAGAACCCGCAGGTATGTTATTAACAGTAAAACTTGCACCACTAGCAGTACTAAAGCCGTCGTACTCTAAAGTTACATTTTCACCCCCTGAGTTTTGCTCCGCAATTTGCTGTCCGGGAAGTATCTCTGAATTAAGTATCGTGGCAACAGAAAAGTTATTAGCTAGCATCTTCATATAAGTGCCTGATGGAGCAGGAATTCCCGTGATAAAGTCAGCGGCTTGAGTTTTTTTCTCTAAAACCGTAGCCGTTACGCAGCTATTTAAAGCACCAAAAGCGTCTCGCTTTACATTATACACATCACCCTCTTCAACCTTTGCTATATTCTCACCCTCTAGCAAAAAGTATGTGTGGCTATCGCTAGTGTCTGTAAAGTAGAACCTAGAATAGATAGTCTCGTACTTGTCAGCGTCAGGTTTAATTACAAACTTATATCGTGTAGCAAAGTCAGGCGCAAGCTGAGTAGTTGGTATAGTAACTTTTATTTTATTTTGATTAACGCTTTGTGAGCAAGGAACTCTGACCGTGTTGTTAGGGCTAACTAAAGCTGTAGTAGCTCTATTGAAATCGTCCATATAAACAATCCCAACCTCATATCCTCTATTACTATGTAAGCTTAATGGGCTTGTAATTTTCTGAAATGAAAAGTTTGCAGCACTTATGTCATAATACTCATACACTGTATTAGCTGCTGTAGGGCTGCTAGGGTTTGATGTATAAGCCATAGCTACAACCTTTATAAAAAGGAATGTGCTATTAAGTACTTGTGCTGTTATCGGCTCATTCACTGCTGTTATACCACTTTTATATTTATGGTAATCTGCACCTGCAGGGTTTTCTAAGGTACTTAATAACTGACAATTAAACGTGTCAGTAAATGTAGTGCCATCACAAAAAGTAGCTGATGTTGTTTTGATATTTGAAGATGTACCTATCTTAGACTGAAAGTCAGTACTACTAATAAGTTCGCTAACGCTGTTAAAGTTCTGCGGTAGAGTATAACTAAACCCCATATCAATGTTTTGATTTGAAGTAGATGGCTTTGGTGTTGGTGTTCCTGTGAAATTAGTACCATCTTTATTGCTTACTCTAAAGTTAAAGCTTAAAGTAGAGCCTGCAACTAACTCATCATTTATATCTGATAAGTCTATACTTACCAACCCTTTAGATGTATTAGAACCATTTATAGTGTAATTAGTATCACTTATAGTCGGGGATGTAGTAATCTTAGCGACCCCAAGAGATTGTGAGTCAACCTCTGTAAAGTAATCAAGCCTAGTATTTAACCCATTTCTAGTTAAGTTATAGCCATCAACATAGTTACCATACATAATACGATTACCCATTAATGTTTGTGTTTTGGCTAACAAAGGAACATTGTCGTATAATCTTAGAATTTCTCCGCTAGAAAGAACTGTAAATATTTTATTATCTGTAAACGAATAGTTATATGTTTGATTATCTAAATACCCTAAGTTAGATTTATTTAGGGATTCGATAATTTTTATATCTGAAGAGTCTGAGTCTTTAAATAATATCTCTATATCAGTAACTCTTTTACCTCCTGAATTAAAATTAATGGTAGCAGTGTTAAATGAGTTAACCATACCTTCATTAAGATTCGTTTCAGTAGATAAAAAAAACGGCTTGGTATTAAACACAGGGTTTGTAAATATAGATGTGGCTGAGTACTCATCATCCTCATACTTATATCTATAACCAAAGCATAGAAATTTATCTTCTAAAAAAGTTTCAGTTCCGCCCGTGGTTACACCTGTAACTAAAGGAGCTTGATGAGGTGGTTTAACAACCACTAGTAAATCATCTTCAGAAAATAAATCGTTACCCGTTAAAGAGGTAGGGTATTCGTAGTTTTTGTTTACATTTATTTTTCTAGGAGGATTATAGTTGTCTGTAAAGAATAATAAATTATCCACCTTATTCACCTCGGTAATTAAGTATGCAGGGTTAAAATTTAAAGTAGTGTTAGTAGCGTCATTAGCATTTTTAAAACTAATCACGTGGTACTCAGTGCTTAAAGTATTAATATTAAATGATACTATCAGGTCGGCTTTACCTGTAGATACAGCAGACTGACCACTATCGTGTATAAACCAATATATAGTTTCATTTGCTCCATCCTCGAAAGCACCTATACATCTAGCACTATTAGTTAAGTCACGCTCACTACCATCAAAAAGACCTAAATTAATTGTAGTTAAAAGCTCGTTCCCTTTTGAGTTTTCAACAGAACCAATTTCCGAATCCTCTGTAGAGCCGAGTCGTACATTCATTGCGTCAACGTACTGACCGTTAGGTACAAGTCTCTCATCAAGTGACTTGTTCATTTTACCTGCTATAAAATTCCTTTTGCTATTAGCCATACTACTTAATCCACTTGTTTTGTCCTCTCATATTCATAAGTAATCTACCCGGATGAATATTACTAATTCTTATTTTAGCATTACGTAGAAGTGCTGACTTCTTTTTTCTTGCTCTATTTATAACGTATTCTTGTACACCTAGTTTACTATCTAGTATAGAGTATTGGATATACGAATAGACAAACTCCTCAAATAATTTATTAACTGTTACTAGCGAATTGTCACCGCCTTCCATACCGTCAGATACATACTCAACTATAACGCTTTTACCTGACATTGTAGAGTCAAAATTAATAACACCTGCCTTCGCATCTATTCTAAAGGTAGGGTTAGCATTAGCTGTCTCTGTATTAAGCCCATAGCGAGCCCCTATTGCAAAATCAAAGTACCACATCCCATCACAGCAATAACCCTCTGCGTTGTTATATGCACTATTCTCGTTTAAGTATATAGTCTTTTTAGTACCTTTGATTCTATCAATATCAATTGGAGAGAACTGAGGTTTTAGTACATTACCTGCCTCGTCAAATAGTATTTTATCATTGTTATCTTGTAGGTATGCTTGTGCTGATGTTAACTGAATATTCTCAGTCATTGGATATAATACACCATTCTCATATAATGACACACGAACCCAATTAACATAGTCCGCAGGAAGAACAATACGTACAGCGTCATCAACATTTAACTGTAAAGCTTTAATCTCTTTAAACGCATCGTAATTAAGTTCTTGTACTGCACGTTTCGCGTGGAATAGAATCTTATAACGCTCCTCGTTATTAACTAAAGAGTGGTTGCCTTGATACATTAACATAAAATTGTTAACGATATCTTTCAAGCTAACGTATTGGTATGAACCCCAATTAGCATCCTCAGGATTTGCTCCTGAGTTTTCGTAGTACTGATACTGAGATATATATGCCATTATTGTTGTAGGTTATTTTGTTGTTCTTCTGCCTGTGAGTATTGCACCACCATCGTCTCACGTATTTCAACACCTGCGTACTGACATATCTTTACAACTAAATCATTTAAGTTGTCAAGTGGTAACTCAAAGTCTTGATAATCAGCAGCCGATTGGTTAAATACAGGGCCTTGTGCTACTAACGCTGTATTGTAAGTCCACTTTGGTGTTAAAGGATATCTAACGTACTGAGACGATATATCTGAAGCTCCATTAATTGTAGCAGGATACACCGTCATTTTAGCGGCTTCGGTAGTATACGCAGGAAAGTCTAAGCTTGGAGCTGTAAGTATAGAGGCGTTGAGCATTGAGATTTTACTTTGACTCACTCTCTCCACTTCAGTGCTTCCATACATAACTCTATTGATTAGATAGTAATCTGAAGGCATTGTGTATGTGTTGGTGTTAGCTGTAGCTTGAGTTAACGACGCTGTTTTAGAAAATAAATCAATGACCTCGAGTATACCTTTAGATAAATCAGCATACTCAGTTCCTGACCTGCGTGCATTTTCTAAGTTAATCTGTGTGTTGTATTGGTAAAAGTAATCCTCAAATATCTCTAACTGAGCTTGCTGTGCATATAGGTTAAAGTCTGATGGGGATAAGTATCCGTAGTTATTCTTATTAAGTATAGCAAGGACTGTATTTCTTACTGTATCTATCATCTTAAAATCTTTTCACAAATATACGCAAAAAAAAAGAGCCCTATAAAAGAGCTCTTTAGTAGTTTATTTGCTTGCTGTATTAGCTTGCAACTATATCAGTTATAAGCACCGGAGGAGTTATTTCTAAAACCTCATCAGTATTATTTCCATTAGCTAAACTAATAATGCTGTCTTGGAAGAAGTTCCTCATCTGTACTTTTGAAGATGCAGATGCCCCTACATATGTTATAGTAAGCGTGTCGGCTCCATCAGTAAGTCCATTGTTTATCTTAACAGTGTTAACTGTTGGTGCGCTTACCATTGATATATTATCAACTCCAATTAGTTTTGGTTGATTTACAACCTCTTGTAATGATACGCTATTAAGTGTAAACGATGAGCCCACCTCACCTTTGATACCAAAGAATATATTAAGACTTGAGCCTATTTTCTTATATCTATATTCATTCTCACCTACGGTTATTGCGATAGAATCAAAAGCATTACCATTAAACCAAATTAAATCACAATCACCTGATATTGACTCTACGTCAATCTTGATAAGATACTCCTCATTTGCAGTCGTTACATCTCCTGACACTTTAATAACAGTATCACTTGTGCTTTGCGCAGTAAACTTAAGCGTTTTATCTGAGAAATTAAATACAGAGTTTATACCACCTGCGTTACTAGAATTAGAAGCATCCCTTTCATACCCATAAGCAAACTGATTGGTTGGTTGTAAAGAGATGTTACTGTAGGTAGTTGTATCTGCACCTACTCTATCACCTGCATAAAACACTATGTTAGTTGTTGTTTGCAATGCTGTAAATGTGGCATCTGCAGAACCACCTGTAGTGTCTATTGCAAAAGCAGCACTTCCGTTATTTACATTAATTGAATTTGCAGCCCCACCCGTTATATTTTTAATATTAAATTTATATTCAGTCCCTACCACAGTAGGTAGCTGTAAAAGCACGTGCTGATTATTTGCATTTGAGGTACACGTAAGAACATTATTTGTAATTGTTGCTGTTACGAGATTAGGGCTACCTGCTGTCCACTGAGATAAAGTAGTAACAACGGTATTTCCTGCTACATTAGTAAAAAATCCATTAGTTACAAGCTCTTGAATACCTGTTTGTTTTACAGATATATTATCAATAGTATAAACGCTTTGTGCGTAAACTTGAGGTTGGATACTTACTTCACCGCCTGCACCCCCCGGTGTAAATGTAAAGGTTTCTGTAACAGCCGGTCCACCACTAACTAAAGCCGCTCCTTTATAAACGGGTGATTGGCTTGTACCTCCTGCTGTTGAAGTTATAAAACCTATATTACCATTAGGTCCCGATAAAATTTGCATAGTAATAGTCACTTCATACTGCCCACCCACAACTAAACCAATGTTTTGAAAAGCTCCGGCGGATTGATTTACAGGACTCGTTACTTTTAACTTTCCGTTGTCGTAAGCTATACTAGAGTCTTTTGCAGTCCACCC